CGGTCCGTGGAGCCTGTGTCCAGAATGAATCTGAAGTCGGCATCGGCACAACTTTCAGCCCAACGACGAACAAACTGTTCCTCGTTCTTGGCTATTGCATAGACAGCAATTTTCATGTCCCCTCCTTGATTATGTTATTCGCCCAGGTTGGCGGTCTGCGACGGCGGTCGAGACAGCCATTCAGCGTATTCTTCGTCAGTCATTGGGCGCACCAAATCATCAATCTGGATGTTGGGTCGCCCGTCAGATGGACTTTCTATATCCATAAACACGAATAGTTCCTTTCGTCATCGTACCGTTGCCGTCAGTATGGATTTCAAATCCTGTGAACTGAGTAGTTGTGTTATTGAAACCACCCGACCATCCAGCATATCCGCGACCGTTATATGTTCCGTATACCTGTGTCTGTTGCGCCAAATTAGGCGATGTTATGTCAACCGAAACACCGACACTTTGAGTATTCGCCTCGTTCAAACACAAGTAAATCTTTCCAGTGTTATTTGTACGCACTATTCCAGTCACGGCACCGTCAAACCTGTCGTAATACATTGACGAATAATGCCCAGTGGTTGCTCCCGAACCAAAGCGAATCATAAAACTGTCTGAGTCGCTGGCTTGGATACCGTTCAACACAATTCTGTAGTTTTCATATGTGGATGAAAAAACAGAACTAACAACTACGGAAGCAACAGCACTTGTGCCGACAGCCTGTTCCTTGATGAGTTCCAGTCCTGGTGGGGTGTCTGCATCGGTCAACATCACCCACGAAGAACCCTGGTACACCAGGGTCTGCTTCGTGTCGGTCTCGTAGATCACTTGGCCGTTGTACGGGCTGGTTGGGCGTGTGCTGCTGGTGCAAACCCCGGGACGCAAACCAGTGTTGTTATTTGAAATAGCCATTACGCAGGTCCAATATCTTCAATAGCCAACACGCACGGGGAATATGAAGCACCATATAAAGTGGCGGTATCAGCACCAGTAGTTGCTCTCAACTTAAAAGTTTTACTTCCTGCTGACAAGCCCGACAAAATTGTTGAACCCGACAAATTGCCATAACCACTTGCGACAATGCTGGTGTTCAATGACCCATACACCGTATTGGATGAATCAGTAAAATCCAATTGCACCCAACTTGCTGATGTTACTTTGTTTAGGTTTACATTCCATGTCGCTTTGTAAATACGACTTGCCACGGCTGTAAAAGTAACACTCATTCCTGTGACATCGCCAACTGTTGTTGTTACTGTGTAATTACCTGAAGTTCGGAAAACGTATCCAACTTGACCCCAAGCAGTGTTCCAGTTTGCGTACCATGCTGACCCGTTATACACCAACACCTTGTCGGTGTCGGTTTCGTAGATGCATTGACCTTCGTACGGTGACGCAGGACGAGTAGACGAAGTACACACACCTGGCTGGATCAGGCGTGACGCTGCGAGTTGCTGACTGATACCCATGTTTAGTTCCTGTACCCGTACACCCTTATCGTCCCACCAGTCATAGTCCCCGTATCAATAATCAACTGAAAACTTGTATACGACGCTGTTGTTTGATGCATACCAACTCCCGTGTACATATAGCCAGTAGAAACATTTGCTGCTGAAACATGAGGAAAAATTGTATGAGTTGAAATATACGGATTAACAACATCAAACGAATTACCAAACTTATCGCCCGTGCCGCGACCAACAAGTATTCCGTTCGTCCCAAGAGATGCTGTCACTCCAGCAACAGTTGTGGCGGCTATATCAATCCTGGTAAAACCATAATTATAATTTGTGCTTGCGGGGTTTGTACCATCATGCATTTTAAACCAAATGGACGTTCCCGACCCGCTACTTGATGTAGTCACATTTGAAATCACAACACGATAAGTTTCCCAATTTGCGCTGAACACATCAGTCACCGTCACGCTAGACACAGCAGAGCCAATCGTCTGCGACTTGACAAGCACCAAACCAGGTGGCGTATACCCACCCAAACCCGACGAAATAGCCATCAGGCGGTCTGCCTCTCCCACCCAGTCACAGCCACATTCACCTTCGAAGCCGAATCAGCCTGGCCACGCAACGTCTGACCCGAATCAAACACCAACGCCGTATCCAACACAATCGTGTCATACGCAGCAATCGGCAACTGATACACAAAACAATTACCGGCAGTAGAAGACGCACCGTTATACGCCAACGAAACCCACCGATCAACCCCATCCGTATTCGTAATAATGATCTGCTTCACAGTCCACTGATAATTCGTCGTCACCGTGAACAGGGTCGAACTGGACGTGGTGAGCTGTGTTGGCACCAAAAGCATCTTCGGGAAAACATCATTGACAGCCATCAGAACTCCATCGTCATCATCGTGTAGGTCATAAGGTTAGTCGTGGTCTGTGTCGGTGCCGCTGCACCGGTCGGCCCGGTCGGTCCAGTCGGACCTGTAGGTCCGGTCACAGTCGAAGCCGCACCGGTCGCACCAGTCGGACCAGTCGGGCCTGTCGGACCTGTGGGTCCTGTCGGGCCTGTAGCACCATCAACACCAATCGTGCCGTTCGCACCAGCAGGACCAGTAGGACCAGTGGGTCCTGTCGGACCCGTAGGACCAGTCGCACCATCCGACCCAACATAACCAGCAGGACCAGTCGCGCCCGTAGGACCAGTCGGCCCAGTTACAGTGCTAGCAGCACCAGTAGGACCAGTAGGACCCGTGGGACCCACATCACCAGTTGCCCCAGTAGGACCCGTCGGTCCTGTCGCTCCAACTGCTCCAGTCGGTCCCGTAGCACCAACATCTCCTGTTGCGCCTGTTGGACCTGTTGGTCCAGTTGCGCCAACCGAGCCAGTTGCTCCCGTGGGACCTGTAGGTCCCGTTGCGCCCGTCGCTCCACTTGCTCCAGTAGGACCCACAGCTCCCGTAGGTCCTGTACTTCCCGTGGGTCCAGTTGGACCTGTACCGCCAGTAGGTCCTGTCGGACCTGTTGCTCCTGTGTCACCCGTATCCCCTTTCGCACCGGTCGGCCCGGTTACACCTTGCGATCCCGTAGGACCCGTGGCCCCAATACTACCTGTCGGACCTGTAGGTCCTGCACTACCTGTTGGACCTGTCGCACCCGTCGGACCTGTCGGACCTGTTGCACCCTGCGGACCAGCGTTACCAGTGCCAACAACAGTAACGGCAGTCCCAATTGACACCGCACTAACAGCAGGAACCAGCAACGCCCCGATCGTTTCCGAAGTACGAGTAACCGTAACCGTATAGGTTTCATTACCAGTCGTCCCCCTGTTAACCGTGATAAGAGTCGTTGCCACCGGGTGACCTACCTGGTCACATCAGCCAAAACGGTGACATTCCCCGACAGAATCGTCGTCACAACCCCGGACGCGGTTTCTTCCAAATCCCAATACGCGATACCGACCGGCAACGTAGCCGAATCAGTAGCAGACAACACACACGTCACCTGACCGTTCGCAGCTGACGTGACAGTGCAAGTGAACGACGCTTTGATAGTGGTTGAATCCTGCGACGACCTGATCTGTGCGCGATAGGTACGGCCCGTGATATCAATGGCGGTTTCGCCGTCAGACGTGATAGTGACAACAAGTGTTTCCGTGTCTCCACGGGTGATTGTCAAATCCTGATCAGCGGGTTGAGCCATAGCCCTACCACTTTACCTTATTGGCCCAGTACGCGGCAGACATCTTCCCTTTGGCTATGTTCGCAGCGTGACGAGCTTTAAACGCTTTGTTGCGGGCGGTGCCATCCGGGGAACCCTGGACACCTTGCTGACCGAACCTGATCAACTTCACCTTGTCGCCTTCCTTGGCGAGAACAGCGTGTGACTTGCTGGCGTTCGGGGTCCGCTTCGGTTTGTTGTATCCCGCGAACTTTTCGCCTCGGTACTCGATCATGGTGTCTCCAATGCGTTCGAGGCTGATAGTACCTCAAAGACGTGTTCCGGTATTACATAACTATAACCAGGTTCCATTTTGTAGGTATCGTTTCCGATGGTGGCGTTGACCTTGCGCCGCACCCGCACAGAAAGTTCTACAGATGGGGTCACCCGGTCAACATGATCAAGCATGACACCCGTGGGGACAGCAGCCAACAGTTTCTTGGTGGAGTGTTTCCACGCGAACCGTTCCGTTTTCGGGATGTTCAGTTCAGCCTCCTCCCGAATCGTGTCACGGTTCTTGTAGGCGAGCATCATCAACTCCTCCAACACCCCCTGATCCGATTCATCCCACTCCCCAACCGTGTCCGCCTGAACCTTCGACACAGGCACCCGACCCCACGCACAATCCGCAAACTGCACCTGCCCCGTCGTCTCCGACAGAATCGTCGGCACCCCCAACGCAATCGCCTGCAACGGCATCAACCCAAACCCCTCACCCCTGCTGGCAGCAATGAAACAATCCGCCTGGTTAAACCAGCCCCTTTGCTCCTCCAACGACATCCACTGCCGATGTAGCACCACGTTCGGCGGAAAGCCCCCTGTGGGCGTGTCTCGCGCGTGTGGAGCCGCTTTCAGGTGCAAAACCGCGTCCGGCAATTTAAGAGCCTCAAAAGCCCTTACAACAACATCCAGGCCCTTCCTGCGCCACAACGACCCGCCAGCATGAAACCTGAACGGACCATCCACCACCCGAGGCTGAGGCCGCCAAAACTTGTGGTCCACCCCCAACGGCACCAACCGCACATCCCCATGATGCTGAGAAAACAATTCCACGTTCTGCTCACACGGAACAAGAATCTGATCGTACTGCCCCAACCAGCGAACAAACCGTGGGTCCAACACCGTTGTTTCCCACATCGTGAAACACACCCGATGCTGACCAGCCAGCCAACCCTTCACTACATACGGCACAGACATATGAACATTGACAGACCCTGACGGGTCCAGGCTCACAGTCTTCGGCAACCCCCCACGGAACCCCTCAAACATTGCCCCGTAACCAAACCGGGGATCAGAATACCCAGTCCAAGACTGGACATTCACTCCGCAATACCCCGAGCAACCAGCTTCTCAACATCAACACGGCCCTCCACCTGGGCCGCAGTCTCCGACCTAGCCTCCAACGCGGCAGCCCCATCAATCCCGCGAGGCTGCAAACCGTTCTGCCTCAACCGCTTATACGCAGGCATATCCTTATCCCAGTTCTTCGCTGTCCGATTCGTCTCGGCAACCCTCGCCCCGCGGGTCGTCGTAGAGTTAGCCCCGAAAGACACCCCCGCAACACGACACCCGAAACAACCCTCCACATCCAGCGACGGATGCGTTTCCGCGTGTTTCATTCGATGTAATCCTCGTATCCAGCCTCAATCAAATCGGCTTCCTCAGCAGCAGTCAACGGATGGATATGCCCACCATGATAAATCTTGGCAACCAAATCCATGTTCCCCGGTTGATCCTCAGTGAACGTCCCGTCCGTCAACTTGTACACGTTCCGTCCACGGGGCCAGCCCCGCAGATACGAAAAAATGCCGCCACCTGAACCATCGTCAAACCGTACAAACGGGTCTGTAGGAGGACGAAACGTAGCCATACACGGACAATAGCAAAACCCCCCGCCCGGAGGCAGGGGGTTCGCTCATCAGTCCCAGGTAGCGGGAATGGAATGTTAGGCGTTGGTGCCGATGCTCGAAGCCGACTCGATGCGGCGGAGTGCTTCCTGACGGAACACACCGTAGCCGACGAAGTGCTTCCAGCCCACCGGACGGAAACGCTTGAGCAGGTCCGTGACCGTGCCGTACACGATGGTCGGCTGTGCGCCGTACTCACCGCCGAGGCTGATGCCCTTTGCGAGAGCCTGACGGCCCATGATCAGGGTTCCGTACACGTCGATGGTGCCAGCCGAACCGGAGTTGTCCGAAGCGTTCTCGAACAGCGGTGCGCGCGGGGACTCCATGAAGCGGACACCCTCGAACATTCCGATCTCACCGTTGTAGATGCCCTCGGGGTTCACGTAGTTCGCCGGGGTACGCCACGCTGCTGCGTCGGTAGCCGAACGGAAGTCGTAGGACACATCCGGGTGGATGAAACCGACGTACGAACCGCCGATGGTCGGGACGTTTGCCTTGCGAAGCTGGGCGACGACCTTGCGGACATCGTTCGCTGCGAGGGTGTCATCCGAGTTGATCGTGACACGGCTCGACGGGTCGGTTGCACCACCCGTTGCGTAAATCACGTTGTCGCCAGCCTGGAGGACGGTACGGCAGATCGTGTCAATGGACAGACCAGCGTTGTAACCGACCGCGTTGGCAGCCACCGGGTCAACCGGAAGGAACGACGAAGCGCGGAGCTTGGCGGTCGTGACCGTTGCGTTGCCGTACTCGTTGAGGGTGACCGTCACCTGGGAGTCGCTCATGGCGACCGGGGTGACATCCTCAGCCTCACCCAGTGCCGTGGTAGCGGCAGCGAGGTCAGCGAAGACGGTGAACTTGACGGACGAACCGGGGTTCGTGGCGTTGGTGGCCTGAACGTCTGCGAACTGGTCGTAGTACATCTCGGGACGGAGGGCGAAGTACGCAAGCTTCTCAAATGCCACCTGGTCGGTGGTGAGGTTTGCTGTACCCGTTTCTGCTGCGTAGTAATCAGCCATTTTGGGTTTCCTTTACAGGTTGAGGTTTGTTTTACATTTCGCTCAGGTCGATGCCCTGAGCTTGTGCCTCTGCGTAAATCGACTCAATTTCCTGGGCGGACGACGCATCCTTGATTCGCTTGATCCACGACGGTCCTTCGGAGGCTGTCTCTGCGCCTGCGGCAATCCTGTTGGACTGCTGCCACGCCGACTTGTCTTCCTGCGGAATTGTCTGCTGGGGTGCAATCAGTTGTGCTTCTTCAGCTGCCTGTCGGATTGCTTCTGCGGAGAATTCGCCGTCGTAGCCCTTGACGAAATACTTGAACTTCGGGTCGCTGGCGTTGATTCCGGCTTCCATGAAGGTCAGTTTCTTTTGGGCTTCGCTGGCCTGCTCAATCTGCTTGAGCAGTTCTGCGTTCTGCTTTTCCAACTGCTTGAGCCTTGCTCGGACTGGATCCTTGCGCGGTTCGGGCTGGTCGTCTTCCTCGTAGAAATCTTCTGCGAAATCTGACATTGGCACACTCCTTGTGTCCACACCAGGCTTGGAGGAAACCTGGTGGCTACTTGATTTACACCCCTGTTACAACTCATAGTCGGGGGACGCTATGAGAGTCCGGCCATCGGCCTCGACAGAAATTATTACATAACTATTTGCTGTTCGCTAGCATGATGCTAACTATTGCAAGCACCCTCACAGCAGTGTGCTTTATAACCGCAGGCGGGGCATCGCCATCGGCAGGCGACAGGATCAAATACGGCTTCGCAGTTTTCGCAGGTCATTGACCGACGGTGGTGAGACCTGTCGCAGATGCTTGACCCTGACCGGCGAATCCACCCCCGGTTTCGAACGCGGCCTGACGGCGACGGCGACGAGCCTCGATAGCTTTGCGGGCTTCAGCGTTGGTGCCGAACGTGCCAGCAATCTGCTGTTCCTGGCTGACTGCCTGCTCCCCGACCATCTGCGCCTGGAACAGTTGTTCCTGCTGGCTGATTTGGGAGAAGCCTGCCTGGGCCTGTTCTGCGGTGATACCAGCACGGGCAAGAGCCTCTGACTGTTGAACATCGAGCTGCATCTGCGCCTGCTGCTGGGCCTGCGCGGAAATCTGTGCAGCCCGAGCCTGACGTTCCGCCTCGTACCGGTCAAACAGGGGTCGGGCGCGTTGAGGGTCAATGAAGTACGCGGCAAGGTCACCTTCGGTAGCCCCGTACAAACGCTGGAATTCTGCCACCACATTCTTCGGTGCGTTGCGGACTGCCTGGTAGCC